TACATACTCTTGGGATAAAGCAAGATGGGAGAGATTAAGAAGAGAGGGTTGGATTGATGTTTGGAGAAAAAGAAATAGGACTACTATGAAGACTAATATATATAGCACCTCTTATAAATGTAAAAGTTTAATAAACAGAATTTACAGGATATTACTAGGAGAAGAGGATTTACCAACATCAGCTAGAAGTACCTTTTACAAGAACAAAACATACACGGATAAGGTTTACAACAAAGCTATTGACGATATGATAAAAGATAAAGAAAGATAAACTAAAAACAATAAAATGGCAAACAACGGAAAAGGAATTGGACCAAACGGATTAGGAGCAGGTAAAGGATCGGTAACATCACCAGCGAAGCAAAGAGCTCATCAAAAGGCTAGTAAGAAATTAACATTATCTGATTTAGGTAATAAAAATGCTGAAATGGGAGGGGATGGTAAGATGACAATCATATCAGCTAATATGGCTAAAAATCAAAAAATGATTCCGCTAAAAAAATTAGATACACGGCCTGATATGCCGCTTGCAAAACTTGTGAAAAAAAAGGATAATAAATCAGCTAAGTCACTAGCCAATAAATCTGGTTATAAAGGATAATGGCATTTAAGCTTAAATCTCATTGTGATGTGTTTGGCATCCATGAAAAGACTTCTCAATTTGGAACACCGGTGATCGTTAAAGACGATTTAGAGGATGGAGTTGAAGCTGAAGCCAACAGGGACGGAACAATTTTCGTAAGCGATAAACTTTCTGATAAACAAATCGAAGGTGCTGTAGAACACGAAAAGATTCATTTAGATCAGATAGCTCAAGGTAGATTACAATATTCTGAAGATTCTGTAACTTGGAAAAGAGATACAAAATCACCAGCAAGAGTTTACAAAAGAGCTACAATGAACGAAGGTCATCCGGATTTTGAATGGGAAGACGAAGCATACAAACAATCATAATTATGGCAATAACATTTAGAGGTCAAGCTAGTAGGTTAAATAAAGAAACTAAAGGTAGGAATCAAGTTGGATTTCAAGATAAATCCGCAGCTGGTGACCGTCAAGGAGTTGGTGGCGAAGATGTATCTTTGAAACANGCTATGGGTTCTTTTAATAAAAGAAATACTTCTCCAGCTAAAAAGATAGGTCCTCAAGGATTAGGAGTTAAAGGCAACAATGGATATAGTGTAGGATCTCCTGCTAAAATTAAGAAAAACTTCTACGGAGGGGAAGCTTATTTTCAGGATGGTTACGGAGGCGACTTAGGTAGCCCTGCTAAAAAAAGTTGTTCACCTATTACAGCAAGAGCTAAAAACTCACCGCTTAAAATGAATCAAGCGTTAGTTGATGGAGCTGCAAATACTAATAAAGAATTTGTAGACGTTGGAGCTATCGTAGGAGGCGCTTTAAATCAACCTGATAAAAAAGCAAAAGGAAAAACTGCGGACTTAGCTCCAAAAGCACCAAAGGAAAAAGGAAAAACATTAGACTTGCCTAAAGCTAAAAAAATTGATACAAACTTAGGAGCCACTAATCCTTTCGATAATATGGAAGCACCAACACTAACAATTTAAAAAACTAATAATTAATCACAATGGGAACTAAAGGTAGTAAAAACACGCCGATCACGGCAAGAATAAGCACTGGCTTATTTAATCAAAAGAAAGGTGTGAAAGAACCTTTATTGGACGTTGGCCCTGCTGGCGTTAGCGGAAACAATCAAACTAGAGATATTCCATCACCAAGTAAAAAAAGAGGATATGCTAAGCGATCGCCTTTAAAGCAAGTAGGTGTTAATGTATTAGAGTCAAAATCAACTGGTGACCAGATTGTTAAAGGAAATGAAATTCAAGAAGATGTTTACGATACTGGCAACTCTTTAAAAGGTTTAACCCAGAAGCAGCTAGATTGGAGAACTAACAAGATTAAAGAACTAGGTGGAATTGATCAATACCACGCTGAATACGGAAGCAAAACTAAAGGCAAGAAGACGGGCGGTCAAGTAGGTACTGGTAACTTTGAAGAGGATACAGTAATACCAGGTACAACTACAGAAACAAACGAGTTCACGCCTACTCAAACTAGGGATAACAATGACGCTATGTCTCCTTGGAGAGTTAGACAGCAAAGCAGATCAATTAAAAAGTCCGGAAAAGATGTTCGTCAATCTCAAAATAAGTTAAACAAGACTAACAGGAGGTTAGCTGGGATGGACGAAGCGGACAAGGTGGTGGGTAATAAAAAATACGACAGATTAATGTCTAAAAAAGCTGAAAACACTACTGAGCTTGATGCTTTCAATAAAAATATGACTGCTAGAACAAGGCAAGTTGAAATGAGTTCAGATCCTTTAGGAAAAAATAGGACTTTTAAAAGTGCTTCTAGAAATATGGAATTACCGGATGCATCCTCAACTTACAGTGGGCAAAAGGAAATTATTGAAAGTGGAGGTGTAAACAACCCATCCTCTATAGATTTTGGAGAGCTAGGTAAGACAGAAGATACAGATACTAAAAAACTATCTGGGGCGGTACCAAAGAAAACACCGGATTTCTTTAAAAAGAAAACACCTTTAAAAATGAAATACTTTAAATAATGGCATACAAGCAAGCACCTAAATCCCCAGTATTGAAAAGATGCTGGGAAGGGTATTCTCCAGTACCTGGTAAAAAGAAAGAGGAACAAGGAAGTTGCGCAAAGTCGCCTGCAAAAATTAGAAAAGCACTTTCCACTAAAGTAACCAAAGCAAAGCAACCAGGTGACGAAGGTTATGTAAAACCTAAAGAAACCAGCAAGTTTATGCGTAAAGCAGGAACTCACGCTTCAGGAGGGGGACAAGATAGAGATATAAAGATAAAGTCACCCGCTAAAAGAACTAAACCTCACAAAGCAGGTATGAGTGCAGCTGAAAGAAAAACATATAATAACAAAACTGGCGGTAATTTAAAAGCACCTCAACCAGGCGGAGGTTCAAGAAAGAAATCTTATTGCGCTAGATCTGCAGGTATTAAAAAGTGTAAAGATCCAGACAAAAATGGAGATTGCCCAAATGATATCGCTAGAAGAAACTGGAAATGCTAATGGGATCAAAAGGACTAGGAGACACAATAGAAAAAATTACAAAAGCAACTGGGATTAAAGCTATAGTAGATAAGCTACCTGGAGATTGCGGATGTAACAAAAGAAAAGAAGTGCTAAATAAAGCATTTCCATATAAACAAAAACCAAATAGTAACAATTAAATCAAATCATTATGAGTCAAGTAAAAGAATTAAATCAAGAAGTTAAATTAACTGAAACAGAATTAAAAGAATTAAAAGCAATCGTCAACGAGATTAACGAAGTGCAAATGCAAATAGGTGGAATTGAAGCTCACAAGCATGAATTGTTACACTCGATAGCTTTAAAGTCTACATCGTTAAAAGACATGCAGAAAACCTTAGAAGAGATTTACGGAAAAGTTAACATCGACTTAAACACAGGAGTTATCACTGATGCACCTAATTCGTAAGATAAGCATCGGAAAAGACTATAAGAATGACGCTATGCACTACGCTGTTGGACAGGAAGTGTATGGCGGTCATACTATAGCTCATATTTTAGAAGAAGAAGATAAGTACTCTATATATATAACAAAGAACGATACCATAATGCCTTGGAAAGACTTCAATAAGAACATGTCTGTATCCATCGAGTATGATTTAAAATATTAGAATGCAGAGTGTTTTTAATTATTTAGTATCACCTAAAGGAAATAGAACTGTAGGTTCTAAAGAAATAGAAGGACAAACATTATTACTTAATACAGACTTACAAAATCATAGCTATACCAATAGAATAGGTACAATATTAAATCTACCTTTGGTTGGTAACGAGGAATTAAAAGAAGGTGACGACATCATCGTACACCATAACGTGTTCAGAAGATTTAGAGACGTAAGAGGTAATGAGAAAGATAGTAAGAATTATTTGAGCGAAGACGTTTATACTATTCAAGCTGATCAAATATATGCGTTTAAAAGAAATAGCGAATGGAAAGCTTTAAAAGGCTTCTGTTTTGTTAAACCTATAAAAGAAGACAAAATGTTTTCTGTAGATTTTGAGAAACCATTAATAGGCATTGTAAAACTTGGTAATGATGAAATTGAAAAAGAATCATTAGTTGGTTTTAAGCCAAACTCAGAATACGAATTCGTAATAGAAGGGCAGAGGTTATACCGAGTACCCACTAATTCAATCACAATCAAATATGAATATCAAGGAAACGAAGAGGAATATAATCCAAGCTGGGCAAGTAGCAGTTGAAGAGCTGATCAAGGTTGCTAAAGAACCTATAGTAGATTCTGAAGACGACTTAACAGCTGACAAATTAAAAAATGCTGCCGCTACTAAAAAGCTAGCTATATTTGACGCTTTTGAAATACTAACACGTATTGAGGACGAAGAAAGAATATTAGAAAACAAACCTAAGAAAGAACTTGAAACAACAGAGTTTAAAGGTTTCGCTGAAAGAAAATCTAAGTAATGTACGAGCAGAGCTTATACAGAGTTGTAACGCCTATAAAACTAACCACTATTTCTAGATTGAATAAGGGGAAAAAATGGGAATACGGATACAACAAAGAACATGACGTCGTTGTTATAAGTAAGACTGGGCAGATTGGGGAAATATATGAAATACAAAATCTTAGGATTGCTTTACCAAAAGCCCCTCCTAAAATAAATAAGAAAACAGACAGATGGACACCTGAGGAGTATCCCAGGGAACTAAAGTCTATAACTAGTATATTTGACTGGAGAGATTATCCAGAAGAATTTAAAATCAAATGGGGGATATATATAGATGAGCAATTTAATAAAAGAGAAAACGGTCATTGGTTCAATAATAAGAATGTGGATACTTACATTACTGGTGCTCATTTTATGTACTTGCAATGGTCCAAGATTGATGTTGGGAAGCCAGAGTTTCGAGAATCAAACAGATTATTCTATATATTCTGGGAGGCTTGCAAAGCAGACAAAAGAAGTTATGGTATGTGCTATCTCAAGAACAGACGTTCGGGATTTTCATTCATGGCGTCAGGGGAGACGGTTAACATGGCAACTATATCAAGCGATGCACGGTTTGGGATTTTGTCCAAATCTGGCTCCGATGC